AGATGCTAATAGTATTGCTCAATCACCTTCTTATCAGGTTAGTTTATCGGAGTTATTTCCTTTCCTAAAAACACACCAACTTCCTTTATATATGTTTGATGAAGCAATAAATATTGAACTAACCTTTCATCCAGCAACTCATCGTGTATTAGTTCCTGCTGGAGGAACTCTCGGCGGTTCATATAATATTGATAGGAATGAAATTAAATTTTGTGCTGATTATTTATATTTTGGTGGTGGTGATGAAATGGTTAGATATGCTCAGCAGAATCAAGATTTATCTTTTTCTTTCCATGATTATCGTCTTGCTACTTCAAGTGTAAATCAAGCACAGGCAAGAAATATTGTAAGGAATTTAGGTATGGCAAATCGTCTTGTCTCCCGTGTGATTACTCTTTTTAATGGTGGAGGTGGAACTGGACAAGCAAATATACTCGGTAAAAATCAAGGTCTCGGTTTAGTTAAATCCGGCACAGGTGTAGTATCTCCTATTGAATATAATATCAGATATAATGATAGATTTGAATTTAGTTCTAATGTTCAGAACACGGCACGACTTTTCTCTCTACTAACTGATTCGGAAGGTGTTCCATTTATTACTAAGGAGCAATATTCCGGTGAGGGTGCTATTATAACAGATGCTACATACGAGGGACGAGCACAAGATACTGGAACGGCAAGGCACATGTTTTACAATTCTACTCGTCTTACTGGTGGTCGTGTCGGAACAAGGGGCATAGAACTACACCTCAAGGCAACTGATATGGACGGCACTATATCTACTATGTATAACTTTTCTGAATATCTTCGTGTTGCTCGTCTACGAGGTGGTTTCCTTGATGTATTTAATGTATAATCAAAATATTTCGTTTAATATAAATTTATTATTTATTATATAATATAATATGATAAAATTATTAAATGGTGATTGTTTAGATTTACTTGATGATTTACAAGAAAATAGTGTTGATATAGTATATACTGACCCACCATATATTCCACCACGACATTCATCAACCTTAACTAAATATAAAAAAACATTATCAGAGATGGGGATACTTGAAAATTTTTATAAAAGATTTATTCAAAAAATTGATAGAGTATTAAAAGATGATGGTATATTAATAATTTATTGTAATAGTGATTCTTATCCGATGTTTTATATTCATCTATATCCTTTTGTTAAAAAAATGAGATGTTTTGTATGGGATAAAATTAGTTGTAGTTTGGGTTATACATTTAGACATCAACATGAATTAATATTATGTGGAGAAAGAATGAATATGAAATGTATTAAATGTGGAACAGGTGATATATTCAAATATAAAGTTGTTAAAGCAAAAGATAAAGACCATCCAGCACAAAAACCAGTTGATTTACACAAACATATACTACAAAATATAATTGGAGAAAATAGAGTTGTATTAGACCCTTTTTGTGGGACTGGTTCAATTGGACTTGCTTGTAAAGAACTTGGATGTGATTATATTGGAATGGAATTAGCACCAGAATATTTTAAAGTAGCACAAAAAAAATTAAATTAAAAAAAATATATAATGTATAATATAATGTATAAAACAAAAGCACCGAAAAAACAAACTAAACCGAAAAAGAAAGCACCAAAGGGATTTCATTATATGCCGAATGGTAAATTGATGAAAGATAGTTTAATGAAAAAGAAAAAGAAAAAATAAAGAAAAAAAAATTTGACATTTTTTATTAGTTTATCTCAAAAAAAAAAGATGGAAGTGAGACAAAAAGTAGTAGAGGCATTTAATAAAAGATGGAAACCAGATATTACTATTACTTGTGATGATGGAGAAATAATATCATATAATATGAACTGGATTTTAGATAGTGAATATATGAATTATGTATATGATAATTTCCCATCTCCAAGAATACGAGATTTTATAATAAAAGAAAAAGAAAAATAAAATAAACTATAATATAAGATGCCGTATGTTTCAATTACAAAATCAGACAAAGCAAATAAAAAATTAAAAGCAGTATTTACACGACATAATGGAACTAAAAAAACAATTCATTTCGGACAGAAATCGGCAGATGATTATACGATTACAAAAGATAAAGAACAACGAAAAAGATACTTAGATAGACATCGTAAAAATGAAAATTGGGATTCACCCGAGACGGCGGGAGCATTAAGTAGACATATTTTATGGGGTTCATCAACCTCACGAAGAGATAATATAAAAGCATTTAAAAAAAGATTTGGATATAAAAATTAATTCCGTTTAATTTAAATTTTTTTTTTATTTTAAATTATATAATGATTAATAAAACTTATTCAAAGCACGATTTAGTTCATATAATTAATTCACTAAATTTACCAGTTGTATTCAACCATTCAGATAATAAAAAAACCATACAAGAAAAAATAATTAATTATTATCATGATGATACGGATGATAGTTTTAAAAGTGATAATGTATATGATATTAAAAATAAAAAAGATTTATTTATTTACTTAGAAAAAAGTAATCCTAAAAAAATAATTAATGTAAAACAAAAAAATGATATAATGAATATATGTAAAATGATAATAAGATATTGTAATAATAAATATGATATAAACTATACGACATATAAAACCTCACAAGATATAATTGATGATTTAAATTATATTCGTCAGTATGGAGATATACCTTCAGTTCGTAGATGTTGTAATTTAATAAATAATTGTCCAAATATAAAAGAAACATTTAAACCATTAATATCACCACAAGTTAAACAACAATTACTTGAAAAAAATATTTCAAAAAAGACAATTATGAATTGTTTAACAATTAAAAGGGGTAAATTTATTCTTGAGTTTGAACATTAACAAAATCTTTTTTATCTTTGATATAAATTTTATTTGCTGTTTCAACTGAATGTTTCATAGTTGTAGCATCTTTATCTTGTTCTTTTTTAATATCAGAATATTTACTACTAAGATACGACTTACGAATCATAGTAGTTGATAATTGTATACCACCGAGATATTTTCCAGAAGCATTTAATAATATTTGTGATAGACCATTACGACTAAAATCAAAAATAATATCTCCACTTTTGTAATTATTTATTTTAATATAAGTATTAATAATTTTTTCCAAATCCTTCGGAATATTTTCTGATATGGATTGATATTTTTTATCAGTTTTAAATTCATTCCATACAAAATAAGAATTTGGTTTTGCTCTTACAATATAATTATTATTTTTTTTTTCTTCTTCAGTTATTTTTTTAAATTTTGACGGAGTTATTAATTGTAATCCGGCAAGGTCATTACGAGTTGGAAAACGAACCAGTATTTCAAATAAAGTATATGCTTTTAGTAATGCTATATCACGAGCATTCATATTAGTTTTTAATTTAGGTTTTAATTCATTTTTCATAGTTGTAATCATTTTAATAATATCATCAATATGAACAAAGTTTTTACCTTGCTTGGAACTTATTTTTCCAGTTAATTGCTCGTCTTGATATTGATTATTTAATTTATCTCGTTCTACTTCATATTTTTTAATAACATTTTTATCTTTATCAAGAGCAAGTAAATATAAAATAACTGGATTATATATATTCCGTTTACTTGTGAAATGTAAAAGTTCTGTGGGATTTTTATCACTTGTCAATTTATTAATTTTTTGTATTGTATCGTCGGCATTCATGAGAAATTCAAAATCATTTTCTTTTAATCTCATTTGTAATTTTTTTAATTGATGATAATATTGTTTAATTGTAGATGGTTTTAAATGAGGACGGAAAGATTGTATCTTATCCATTATGTCTGTTTGTTCGGTTGTCATATTATATATATAGTATAATATTTTATTTTTTAAGTAATAATAAAAAAAGATTAATCATTTCAAATTTATTTCTTAAGTTTTTTCTTTGCTTTATTAACACAGGGAAAATTGTTAATATAATATGCTTCTCTATCTTCTAACTCTTTACGAAACTCACAAGGAAAATCTTCTACTAATTCAATATGATATGAACCATTATGAATTATTATACTACTTTTTCGTGTGTGATTTTCTTTTTCTCGTCGTTTGTAATCATATTTATGGTCAGATAAACGGCGATTTAAAGTTTTTTGTGTAGAACCAAAATAAACATTTCCATTTGTGTCATCAACTATTTTATAAATTTTTCCATTCTTATATTTTGTCTCAATCATTATAAATTATAAATTATTTTTTTTACGAGATTTAAACGATTTTTTTTTTAAAAATAAATAATCTGTGGATGATATTTTATTAAACTTAACTAATGAAAAATAACTTCCGAGAAATAATAAAAAATCCGATATTTTAATTTTATAACAATGGTCTTTTTGTTTAGCAATTTGTTTACAATATGCTTCATATAAATTAATTTGTTTTTCAATATTAATATTTCTTTGTAAAGCATTCATAATTAATTCTTTAGAATATTCTTCGTAAATATGATTTATATTATCGGTTGTTGTATGAAATTTACCAACAAGTAAATTATTATAAAATAAATATAAATTATATCTTACCATTTTTTAATCTATTAATATGAATTATCTTTAAACAAGCAATTGAACGCCGTTGGCATTATATACGAGAGTTGCCTTAGATTTAACAAATAAGAAAACCGACTGAGGATTATCTGTTGTTAGATTTGATTCAAGAGATACACCAAACTGCCTGTCTTTAAAATCTTGACCGCCGTTGAACTGACTATATCTTACACCTACGCCCATTAAAGCACCTCCTTCGGGGATGTCTACATATCTATCGGAAGATGCCATATCCATAGTATATGCTCGGTTAAGATTACCAGGACTTAACGAAGACCTATCGTGTGCTTTTTCTGGAATGATGGACTGGACGAATTGTTTAACGAGTTGTGGGTCAGATAGAAGAAGAGAGGCATTACCACTTATATCTTTATTAGTTGTAATGTCAAAGTCCATAGGATATTTAACACCTCCTCGTAGGAATTGTATACGAGTAAAATTGACAAGTGTGCCATCGGCATTACTCGGATAAGTTGTAGCAAGACCATTCTGAGTAAGAGTATTAATATTTTTACTCGGAGTGAACGACATAAATGCCGACTGAACTTGAGATAGACCAAGTGAATATTGAAGTTGAGCATTTGCCGAATTAATAGCAGTATAGAGAGATGTGATGGTATTGAATTCAAGAGAACCGGAAGTTTGAGATGCCATACTTGACATTTGGTCAGAAGGAATATCCATAATCTCACAAGTTAATTTAAGGTCTCGGAGTTGGTAGTGGGCATCAGCAACATTTAATCCTGCTGTGGTTGACCCAGTCCGACTAAATAAAACATTACTATCACTATCCAAATGTATTTCCACCTGTAAACCTCCAAAACTGGTCTCCATTAGATTAATCATATTGCCTGCCATCATGAACCCAGATGGAAGATGAACCGAGAACTCTTTTTTCTGTGTCCCTGTAGCATTATTACACATTACACTTTCAAAAAAAGCATCAGCATTAGGCATTGACAGAGTAGTATTATTAAGGTGAGACATAAGGTCATTGAGACTTGAACTAACTCCTAAGTAGGATGAAAGCATCTTATTCCAGTGACGGATATGTTCACAAATCATTTTGCTTTTATTATGACGAATGATGAGTTGCTCAAAACACGAGAACACACCGAGACGATTATCCATACTTATTTGGTTAGCATCCGCCGTCTGAACAGGGGTAGGGTCTGGAAGATTATCCGAAAAGGCACGGAAATCACCACAGATACGAATAGAACGAGGGTCAAGGAGACCCGCCTGTGATTGTATTGTGAATGACACCACCGGTATGCCATTTTTAAAGGATACGACACCATTCGCCGGAAGATTATCAGGCAGTATTTCAATATAACGAGATGTAGACATTTTAATATATTATAATATATTAATTATTTTATTTTCAGATAAAAAATTAATAAAGTTTTTTGTTGTAAATTACAATACTTCTAAGTTCAAACTTTTAATATATGATTCTTTATACTTAATTGCTTCCTCTAATGATTTTAAATATTTCTGATGTCTTTTGCCCCTATAAGTTTTAACAAAACGCCATGACTTTCGTTTAGGTTCGTAGGATATATTTTTAATTCCACATTTATTATCAATACGAACCGACTTATTATCCATATTCATTGATGGGGATGCCCATCTTAAATTTTCAATTCTATTATCGTGTCTGATTCTATTTATATGGTCTACTTGAGGATAATTATTTGGATTCGGTATATAATGAATAGCAATTAATCTGTGTATTTTTAAATTAAGTGTTTTTCCAGTATTACATATCATTACATACATATATCCACTTTTAGTTTTATATGGTTTCAAAAATCTACCTTTAACCCCTCTACATAATTTATCACTCCATACCTTTCCATCCCTATGTATAAAATATCCAGGATAATCTTGAATTTCCATTTAAATCTTTTTAATAAAAAATATTTATTAGTTTCAAATTTTATTTAATATTCATTTAACATATTAACAA